ACTCAGGTCGAAAATTTACGCTTGGTGCTTGCTCAACTAGAATAACATCTCCAGCTGAATAAATTGGAGCAGAACCTTGAGCTAACATTGTTCGTGAGAATCCGTTTGGATTGATTGAAGGTGTGCCGAAATCAGGCCATGTTGCTGCACCAGCGAATCCGTAATCTGTAAAATCTAAACTAACAAAGTAACTTTCATCTACTGTAACTGTATAACTTACTTGGTGACCATCTGCAATATAAGAAGTCAATTGTCTAAAGTCATTATACAATTGTGTTTGAACTAATTTAGCTATGTCAATCTCACCGTACAAAGTTGATGGAATAGGCTTGAGCTTATACGTTCCAATCACCTCAGATGTTGTATCATTGGTAACCGTTATAATGTATCTAAATCCTAATTCATTACTCACCGTACTATTAAAATAAAAGTACATCGGATTGTAGCTAGGTGTTAAAAACTGTGGTGTTGCTAATGTTGTAATTGCCATTATCTAAATGTTTGATCTATTTGGTATTCCATGCTTATAGCTGCTATCTTTTCTATTTGGTCCATTACTTTCTCACGCTTCATAAATGCTTTAGTTAAATCACGTTTAACTTTGCCACCCTTCCATTTTCTACTGTAACCCTCATCAACGTAAATATAATAGAAAGCTCTATTTCCATCAATCTCTAGTTGGATGTCATTACTCATTACATCCCATTTCACTCTAACAACTCTAGTTACGTTCTTCATTAAACCAGTATCAACTGCGTGCTGTCTGATTATCTCTTTCTTAATCTCAGTATTGAACACCCTCGTTGCTGTACCTATTCTTCGCCATACATCATTCTGAGTTGCCATATATCTTATATGTAGATAAAATGAGTTTGTTAAACAAAAAATCTTGGTGCATCAGGACTGAATGTATTTGTTTGAAAATAGTAACGTATCGCGTCAATAGCATGGTTATAATTATCAATTGGTTTATTCGTTGCGTTCCCATCCCTATCAGTAGCCCAAGTGTATTTCCTAAACTCATTGATAAGATTTAGACTTCGTGACGTTACTCTCAAATCTAATTCTTGCATTCTGCTAACTCCGTACACAATCGAATCAGCCCCCTTCTTTGCATCTTGCATTCGCCACCCTAAAGTTTGAAGCTCATCATTGGATTTCATCTCTGCACTATCTCCAGTTATCGTTGTGTACCTATCAACACCTAATTCAATCATCTTGTTAGAAATGGCTTGGTTAAGTAGCCCTGTCTGATAAATCAATTCATCTAGGTAGTAGATATTATCAGCGTAATAGATAGCGACTAATGCAGTAGGATCGTTTCTATATCCGTAATCTAGTCCATAACCTAACAACTTTGCATACTCTGGAATCTTATCGACTTGCTGCCAATTATTAAACACAACCCCCTGAAGGTTACCAATCTCCCCAAGTCCGTACACTTGCCACCAATTCCACCAATACCCCCTTTGACCTCTAGCATCTTCTTGTTCGGCTTTCATTTTCTTATAGAGTAAATCCTCCAAAGTTGGGCTTGGTATTGCTTCGTTATCTAGGTAGGTTAATTTTAAAAACTCTGAGTTAGGTTGCTGAAGTATCTCAGTATGCGCCCAAAATTCACTATCAGCATTGAAGTCTATCCAAACTTCCTGAGATCTAATTATTAAAGCATCAGCAATAGGATAAGGAATGTGATTGCCCTCGTTTAAAAATAGTATATCTCGTTTACCAGCTGCCTTAGCTTTACCTACTGAATCAAATGATTTGAACTGTATCTTTGATTTATTCAGAGACGTATAGACTAACTCAGTTGCGTTCCATTGTTCATCCATCCAGCGACCTTCGTCCATCATAAAGTTCTTGAATATATCAACACATCCCTCTTTAACAGCTGGTAATGTTTCAGCTACAACTGTAACTTTAAGTCTTGGTGTTGCTAAACATTTATCGTAAATAATAGGAATGATACCATAAGTTTTACCACTAGATGTAGCTCCCTGAATAACCTTTTTACGGGCTTTCATATCAAGCATTTTTCTTAAAGATGTGGTAACTTCAAATGGCATTATAGATCTCTGATGATAATTAAAATCTTTTCTTTAATAGCTGTCATCTCATGCTCATCCCAAACTGATTCCCATTTCTGCTCGTCTGTGAATCCGTTTAATACTGGCTTGGTCAAAGTAAGCAATGATTGAATAGAAGCGAGTTTATCAATCTTTAATCTAGTAGGCATAAATCTAACCTCTAGCTCTTCTTTAACTTCTGCAATCATTTCTCTATCGGTCATAAGTTAAATATTCTTGGTTCGCCTTTAACATCCAATTCTTTCTTATCAGCTAATCCGTTTAGACGCTGTGTAATTGAAGCGTTAAAAAATCCATTCATGCCTCCGATAATTTGATGCTCTCGAATTTCGTTCTTTATACGCGAACAGATAACCTTGAAGTCGTTGTATAAATCTCCTGAATTATCAAAATAATTACTTATATCTCCTATCTCTTTGTCCCAGCAATAACGCTTTAAACCTTCTAAAGTATAAGGTATCTTAACAGGATCAGATACTCTTTCTCCATCCTTACCAACGTATTGGATTTTTTGCCATTTACATTCTTGTTCTTCAACATCTTCTTTGTACTCATTCCAAACTTTAAGCAGTTCGTCAGGAGTCTTGAATATCCTCGTTGGGTGCATCTTTCTTTGGTTTAGTATAACTCACTAAGTTTTTATGGCCATCGTTATAAAGTTTCTCTAGTTTCTCCTGAGTATAAAAATAGCCTCCGATAATTGTCTCTTGGAATCCACCTCTTTTACGAATGATGGTATTCTCTCCTTGTTTAATCTTCAGCTTGTACATCTTGTTCTAATTCAGATAAAAACTCTTTAACAGATACTGCCTTAACATCAGGAAATAACTCTCTTAATTCCTTTAATTTTAACTTTGTCAAATCAAATACCTTTGGAGTGACTTCTACTCCCTTAACTAATTTCAACTTGCCTTTCATATTCTTTCAATTTACGTTTAAAATCCTTTATTATTGTGTAAGCTCCATGATGAGAAATGTTTAGATGTTTAACCAATCCTCGAACAGTTGTTATCTTCTTGACTAGGTAAATATCCAAGAATCTTAACTCATGCGGCTCAGCGTTTAACCTGTACATCTCAATGGCGTATAACCTATTTTGGTAATGGTTATCTACAACTTCATCATCCTCCATATATATGTTGTCATTTAGCAATTCGTTTGCGAGAATCTTATTATTTATATTAAATTCTGAATTATTCCATTTGTAAGTGTTAGCAGATACCATACGAATAAAGCCGCCTAAACTCCTTTCATTGGGAATCTTAGCGGCTCTGTTTATGCACGTTAAATATATTTCGGTTGTGATGTCTGACACGTTGATAGTAGCACATTTAGAAGAGTTGACTTTAACTACGGATTGGATTTCATTCCAGTTCGTTTGAAAATATAGATCAATTTCTTCTTTGTTCACGCAACTAATGTAAGCAAAAAATTCATAACATCAGTCCAATAATTTAAAAGATTTGAATTTGCTTCTGTTGGATCAAGTTCTACGTTCTCATGTACCACCGCTAAAATTTTCTTACATCTAATCATAGCTTCAACTAATCCATGATTGTCGATCATTTGCTGCGCTCTAAGTTCTGCTGTCATAACTCTCTTAAATTATCCTCACACGCTTGCTGGTATGTATCAAATGCGTCTTGTTGCATCTCTGACCAATCAATATATTCGTACATGGTCTTAGCTAGTATCTCTAGGTTAACTAAGTCCGCATCCTCATCATGTACAAACTCAATTGAATGAATTTTAATATAGTCAGGTCGCAGCGTAAAGTCGCAATAGCTTACCTCTATATCATCGTCTAGTCTTATCTCGAAGCTAGTTTGTGTTCCGTTAAATCCGAAAAGTCTCATAGTACTAAGTTATTGTCATTAGTAAATTCTCTTATTTGTTCTCGGAGGTAATCAGCCATGTTATATTCATCGGTTGAAGCTTCTCGACCTTGGTAAAATCCATGCTTAGTAGTTGACCTTAATAATTGGTCAAGCTGCATCACTGTATGTTTCCAATCGAAAGCCTCTAGTGCTAGTTTAGCATCTTCTTGGTCATCAAATTCAATTGTTATCTTCATCTGTTATATCCTTTAGTTGATTGTAAATAGATTCCGATTGTTTGCCCCAGTACATCTCACAAGTCTTACCATCAAATGGAGGTGTGAAAAAGTAACTTTGTCTGTACTCACTTGCCTGAGTTGTGAATCGGTAACAGCTTTCTTTAATCAGGCAACCCTCCCCTTTGCATTTTGTTATGTCAGCCATATTTCAAATATATTAATTATTTATTGTGAACTCATCAAACCACTCCACAAACTCATCGAAGCTTCTAACTATAATATAAATCCCTCCAGCACGCTCAATTGATTCCTGATATTGTTTCTGCACCTCGCTTTGTTTATCCTTTTGTTTTATCTCAATCTTAACCGACCTACCTCTAATCGTTGCGCTTATATCAGCTGATCCCTTCGTTCCTTGTGTTGGAATGTACTTACCTTTGAGCTGGCGTTCATTCTCACCTACCTTAATCTTTGCACCCTCTACATACGTTCCTTGTGTAGAAATCCGTTCAGCTTGGTAACCTTCGTAGTTGATTATATCAATCACACATTTAGTCAATCCGTTTGCTGAGTTATCGCTCCAAGTCTTGCTTGGTATAGCGTGATGAGGGAAGTTAGGATACTTGACCGCCATCTGTTTGTAATGGTGGTCTAATAGTCGGGCTTTGTTTTGTTTGGTCATAGGTTAAGGTCTATCTTTTATACAATTCTCTTTCATTGATATAATTTGTAAATTGCTTAAATGATTATTCAATGGATCGTTATCAATGTGGTCAACAACAACCGTTCTATCACCATGCTCATGATTTAAAAATGTTATAGCCATCCATGAATGAACTCTTTTAGTCATTTTTTTATCACCAATATACAAAGTTACTTGCGGATAATTTCTTCTTTTTACACCGCTTAAATGTGGATTTATTACCCTGTTGTTTTTAGTACAAAATATTTCACTATCTATTGATATTAAATATCTGTCATTAAATCCTGGTATTGCCTTTCTCATAACCCCTTCAATCGTTTAATTTCTAATTCTAATTCGGTAATCCTTGCACTTTGTTTCATCATTCTACGCCAAATGAATAGTAGCGAGTTGTACGTTTTATGTACCGAATCAATCCTAACCTGATTAGGCAGGTCTTGACCTTGTTCTTTAATCAGCGTTTTCTCAGTTCGGTTGATAATTTGCCTTAGTTCGTATTCGGCTTTTTGAGTTTCAATTTTTAGGAATACACCGTTATCAAATCCTTTATCTTCTAATAAGATTTTAGCAAACTTAACTTCTTCTTCCATCAGCTTCTTAATACTAAGCATTTTAGTACCTTCACTAAACTCTTTAGCATTGCCTACTGTTGGAAATCCTAATCCTGTCGCTGTTCTTTCTTCACTCATATCACTCTGTTTTTAATTATAAATTTTTTAACTCCGTTGCTCAATTGACTGTCATAGTCTAAACCATAAAATTCACAGTACTTTTTAATATGCTTAGTTACCATGTTTTTTGTTTTAGCATCAAACTTTCTAGCTAAATTAGATAAATAAGTATTGTAAAAATCATCCGCATTAATCCATTCATCCTTAATAATAAATTCAATGCACTCAAATAGCTCTTTACTTATCTCTAGTTGTAATTTTTTAAATGGTAAACTGATTGCTTTATAAGGAACTAAACCAGTCTTTAAATATTTCTTAATGCATTCCATCATGTAACTATCAAACCTAGCCCATTCTAATTCATCCCAATCGTCAAACAATCTATGATTAAAAAAATCAATCGGAGTATGTGATGAGTTAAAAAATGTGCTTAATTCTAATTCAAACTTTCTTGCATCATGTGATCCACCTGAGCCTTTCAAAGTATAGTTAGTTGTAATTAATATTTTTGGGCTTTCACTTATAGAAAGTTTAATTGTATTCTCGCCTTTATAAGTAATATCAATCCCCTCCGTAATTACACTAAATAACTTCTCAAATTGAAAGCCTTTATTAACATCATCAAATACTAATAGTTGGCAGTCAGTTTGTACCGATTGATAAGGGAATGAAGAATTAAAACTAAAACCTTTACCATTGATTGAAGTAACTTTCTTTAGGTGACTTATACCATTCCAAAATAAACCCTTTCCGCTTCGACCATTTGGATCGTCACTAATAAGCTCATCGTTTAATATTATAGCCCTACTAATTGAACTAGTATTAAATGAATGCAGCAAGTAACCAATAACAGTTTGGAATGAGTTATATCTTTCAACATCTTCTCCAGCTATCTTCCAAATAAAAGTCCTGTACTCGCTTTCGTGGTGATCAGATTGGATATAATTACGTTTAATCACTTGGTCTTTCCAAATGTTTACATCGTATTCAGTATAACTTTTTAACGTTGTTTCTTCATTTGTAACCTCCACAATTCCATTTTGAAAGAATAGATAGCATTTATCTTTAGTATCTCTCAAAATCTTTATATCCTCAGTTTTAACCATGCTTAAAAAGTCACGTTTAAAGATTGAAGTTCTGGAGCTTATCATGTTAAAAACCTTCTCATCAATTCCATTATCTAAAATGTAATCCAGCACAAAATCTTTAATTTGAGCATCTTCTTTAATCTCTAAAAATATACCCTCTTTTTTTATGAAGTTAAAATCACTTCTTTGGTTAGGATAATTCTTAAATAGTTTGTTGTGTTCAAGCCACTTTTTAAATAGAAAGTTGTTCAAAGCAACCCTTCCATTTTCAGCAGTCGACCAAAATTCTTCTACATTCATAAAATAAGTTTTTTATAAGCCACCCAACATTTAAGTGGGTGGCTAAATTAGTATTAATACTTTAAACTTACCTTATTTCTTGAACGGTAATTATAAATATCTTCAATCAAAGTCTTGTATTGATCACGATTAGCACAATCAACTAACGCATTTGGTTGTAATCTTACCTTGTGCATAAATTCGTTGAAATCAAACAATGGATTATTTAATAAACCAACCATAGTCATAGCAAATGTAGAACGGTTATAACCATCATAATAGGGCTTTATCATTCTAATTTTATTAGCCCATTCTTGTGCTAAAAAAAAATCCTTACCCTTCCATGTCCCCTCTTCAAATACTTGTGTTAAATTTTGTTTAACTCCTTTTTGATAATTATTAGCCATAGAAGTAGTTGATGGACTTGAAGCTGTATTGCCACATAATGAAATACAATCATTAAATGTAAAGTCATCATTTTTTTCTGAAAATCTTTTTAATTTTATATATGAATCAACCCCCATATTTGCATAGCCATCCATAAAATCCTTCTTAGTCCAGTTCTTTTGATTAAGGTTTAATGTGTGTACTTCGCTTAAAGAGTATCCATTAATTAGAATATAATAAACAAATGAGTTTGAATCTTTAGCAGCCATCAGACGATGTTGACCATCAATAACTTCATAGTTTTCATTTACTATAATTGGATTACACTTCATTCCATAATTACTAATTGAATCAGATAACCTTCTAATGTGCTGAAGGTTTGGAACTCTGTTACCATCAATTTGTTTAAAGATTGATAAATCACTTGTCTTGTAAACCTTGTTTACTTCTTGACCATTTTGCACTTGACTACTATTGTTCGTCATTGGTGCTGCTTTTGTGTTAAACATATTTGTTTGTTTTAAAAATTACATAGCAATAAAAAACCCCTATCTTCAAGGGGTCGCAGCCTATCAGATAAGGGTCTTTAAATTAAATTCCTTTATATTGTAGTCAATCTGCGCATTGATTACCTGACAAATATAACTATATTATTTTAATAAACAAGCAGTAAAAAAGTAAAAAGTTAAAAATACTTTATTACTCACTTTATTACTGTAAAAAGTCAACGTTTATAGGACTTGTAGAGCAATAGTAAAAAAGTAAAAAAGTTTTTGCCATTGAAAAATAAAAAAAGTTTGACCGTATAATTATAATATATCTATAATGACTAGGGTTTTTTTTCTTACTTTTTTACTAAATCGGTTTAGTACCCCGTAAACACTCAGAAAAAAGTAGTAATAAAACAGTAATAAAGTTGAAATAATGCCAAACTTTATTACTGAAAAAACCCCTCACAATGGAGGGGCTTCTAAATTAAATGTGCTAATTAATAGCTCAATGTTAAGATCATTTCAAAACGGTAAATCATCAGCTGGTAATGGTGCGCTTTGTGGTGAAGTTGGTAACGGTGGCTGCATATTGCTTACTGGATTAATAGTTGCTTCAATCTTCCAACCTTCAATCGTATTAAAGTACTTATCCTCACCTTGTGGATTAGTCCACATACGACCTCGCAAGTTCACTCCAATTGTAACTTCAGCACCTACTGATAACCCATCCAATAAGCTGCATTTATCCTGAGTGAATTGTATCTCAATTTCTTGAGGATATGTGTCACTAGTTACAACTACTAGTGTACGCTTACTAAACTTGTCGCTAACTACCTGAGTAGCGTTTACTAATTTTACTTTACCTGATACTTCCATAATTTAAAAACTTAATTGTTCAACTCCTTTATTCATTTGTATATTCAATTCATGCGCTTCTTTTAGCGCAATCTCACTCCATTCTTGTACTGATTTTAATACTGGCTTTGCATTTGTCCCTAAGTTAATTAAACTTTCTCTATTAATCGACCAAACTTTTAAAGGTTTAAGAGCTTCAGGTCTATATGATCCAAAGTACAAAGTCGATAGTTTAGGATTGACAGTAAAATAATGTACACATTGATGTACATAGTCTAGTGGAATATCCGCACTAAGACAGTTTTCAACGTGCTTCTTAGCTGATGGACACTTGACCTCAAAACATATAGTTTCATCTTCTGTAATCGCATCAGGGCTAATGCCTAAGATAGGACACTCAACCGATTGAAGCCATCCAACTGATTCTACTTGAACACCAGTGTACTGCATCATCTCAAATATTGCTTCAGGCTCTAACTCGTTACCTCGTTCCATCGCAGCTGATTGATAACTTTCTTCGTGTACATATTGCTCAGTATATTCAGCTAACATCTCAAGGTAAAGTGTATCACCTTTAGTGAATAAACCTTTTGATCGTGTACCGCCAACTTTAGCCCATCTAACCTCCATCCATTCTGGAGTCCCTTGTATAATATCTTTTCTTGTAATCATCTTAATTTAATTTAGTTTTCATTTCATCTTTCTTTGCAACCACAACTGTTAAACCTTGCTCGGCTTTAGATAAGCTCATGTAACGCTCTTTAAGGTCATCTAGTGAAGTTGCTAAGCTAAGCACATTTAAAGCTGCTGTAGCGTCAATAGTTGGTGCTACGTTCAAAGCCTTTCTAATTCTAACACCACCTACTATTTGACCTTTCATTTTAACTGTTGCATCGATATACAATTCAACTGTTACTGGCATCTTCCAAGTGTTCAGATTAGCACCACCATTGCACAATCTTCTGATCGTTGCGGCATTGGTTGCGTTAAGTACTAATGGTTTAATTGATTCGCTAAAGTAAGCTATGTTAAAATTACCTTTGCTCCCAGCGACAACTGCGCCCTGTTCGTGCCAAACCTCGTTGACAGTTACGATTAGAGATTGACCATTCTCTAGCATTTCCTCTAGATCAATTACTCCGAGGTGGTCTGATTTGTAAGCTATTCGATAGCTAACGTCTTTTGTTTTCATATTGTTTTGTTTTTTGTAAAGTTACACAATTAGTTTACTTGTTTACCGTAATTGTGATGAACGGTTGTTATTGGTGATGAGTGGTAAATGTCTTAGTATCTTTTCAAGTACTCTAACAGTAATAGAGTTACCAGCTTGTTTGTACGCTTGACTATCTGAAACGCAACTGAAATCAAACGTATCTGGAAAGTCTTGAAGTCTAAAACATTCACGTGGGGTAAGTCTGCGGATATTATATTGATCAATCACCCCTTGATTGCATTGTGTATCTAAAGTTTGAGCAACCTCTTTACCTACTCTACCTCTTCTTGTTTCTGAATTAGGCACACTAAAGTTAATCGAATCGTTTTCAGTTGCAGTTTCATAGCCTTTAGATGTTGCTGATTTGATTTTTAAAACATTCATACCTCTTGCGAGTTTATAATCACTAGCACAAATAGTTGAAGCAATACTTTCTTCCGTTCTAACTTCTGAATGATATCCATCTGAATTATTGACTAATCTATTAATGCATTCATCACTTAAAAAATACTTTTCATCAACTTCGCTTTCTAAAACATCTTTTAATCTAGTTGTTAAATGTTCTTCTTTTGGAAATTGAAAACTATTATCTTCATCATCACGAATACCTACAATAAACACACGTTCACGATTCTGAGGTACACCATGTTTCTTTGAGTTCAATACTTGCCAATAAATATGATAAGGTACTGAATCTTCGTAAGGAAATAAAATAGGCAATCCATTAACTGATTTACCACCTAACATATTTACCCATTCTTGGAACGTCTTGCCTTCATCATCTGAAAGTAAACCTTTGACATTCTCAAAGATAAAGAAACGTGGTTTATTCTTTTGTATAAACTCATGACTATTAAAGAATAGAATTCCCTTATCTGAGTTCTTACCTTCACGTTTACCAGCTAAACTAAATGATTGACATGGTGGTGAAGTCATGTAAACATCTAAACTTTCCGAAGGAATTTCACGATCGTAAACATCTTTAGGGTAATATTTAGGCTCTCCGTAATTGTGTACATAAGTTATTCGTGCATACTTATCCCAATCACAAGCAAAGATATGTTCGTGCTGTATTCCTAATCTACTTAACGCTTGATTAAACGCTCCAACTCCTGAGAAGTCGCTACCTACTTTTATCATATCTTTTCTTTTATCCATTGTCTAAACGCTTGTTGTAAAGCTATCTGTTGTTCCATTGCTTCTAAGTCAGCACCTACCATCAGGAACGCATCGAAAGAACGTATCTCGGTTACTAGTCTATTTCGTTTCATCTTAGCTAGTTGTTGCATTGGTACATCTTCTAAGAAGTCTGCAAGTACTGGAAGTAGTTGAGCTGCTAAAAGTTTCTGTTCGTGTGTCATACCTGCTCAGCCTCCCATCCTGTAAGGTCTTTAACTGAGTAACTAGGTACAATCATTTCATCTTCATTAGAGTAGATAGCTTCTTTAACTTGTCCAAAGTAAAGATTGCCACCTAATGGCTTATCAAACTTCATTTGTAACGTAATAGCTTTACCCATAGTAACTTTGTACTTATCCATTATCTGAGTAACTGATAAGCCTGTAACGTCTATTCGTTTATCCTTAAAGAAGTTAGTTACTACTTGCTGTATTGTTGACTTAGATACGTTGAATTTATCAGACATCCGGTCAAGTGTTTGAAGGTGGAATTGAACTGATATTTGTAATTTCTCGGCATCTGTTAATTGTTTAAATGTCTTTCTCATGTTAGAATAGTTTTTGTTGTGCGACATGGTTGTTAATTCTTTGCATAGCCTTATCAAAGTATTCCTTGTCTAATTCACAAGCTGTCAAGTCAAAGCCGTAATCATGGCAAGCTATTGCAATACTTCCTGAGCCTAAGTGGGTATCTAATATTTTATCATTTGGTTTAGCGTATTTATCTAAAAGCCATTTGTAAAGATAAATAGGTTTTTGAGTTGGGTGCATACGTTCACTTTCGTCTTTTGCATTTGCACCAAACCAAGACTTAGTTAACTTTCTTAACGCACCTCCAAAACTACTCCATGCTAACTCACCATCAGCAAAGTCATTTTCACCTGTTCCTTTATCCCAAAACAACCAAGAGGAAGTTGGCTTTAAAAACTCAGTCATGTAATTACCACCCCAAACAACCTGATTCTTAGATACTCTAAATAACTCATCAAAATATTCCTTATTAGGAATTGTTTTATCCCAATCATTCACACCTCTATAAATCTTTTTCTTTCCGTTTCCTAATGTCATTTTATTAGCTCCAATCCCATACGGCGGGTCAACTATTGCCAAATCAAAGTAGTTATCTGGATAGCGAGCCATTAGCTCCATATTATCTTCGTTCGTTATCGTCAGCATCTTCCAAATCTTTAACATCAAACTCAATATACATCTTCCCATCTAGTGTATAATAGTCAACCGATCCATTATCAAAACTAACTACTACCGGGTAATCTTCGCTCATGTCTTTAATTCTTGCAACTGTACCGAAGCACTGGTAATGCTTTGAATACACTCTTTGTCCTATGGTCATAATGAAACAGGATTTAAAAATTTATCAAACTTATCAAACTCTGCTATATCAGAAAAAGATTGTCGCTCCATTATCTGATTATCAACTAAACGCATTACTTCAATTGTTTGAGTCTCAGGACACCAGTTCGCAGTAATATTTCCCTTTTTAAGTTTAGCTAATTTTTTCTCAGTTATAAACCATTCATAACCATATTGGTCAAGCCAAACCT